GCACCGGGCGGTCCACCCATTATCGGACTTGCACTGCCCGACATAGGCGGGGTCTGTGGTGGCACAGAAGAGATTGCTGCCTGCTGTGCCTGAACGCTCTCAAGGTCTATCCCAAGACCTTCCTCAAACATTGCACCAGAAGCTTCAACAAGAGACTGAGGAGAAAAATGCTGAGCCATAATGTCAGCCATAATGCGAACAGTATCTCTCGCAAATCGCGCAACTTCATTCTGACGTGCTGAAAGGCGCGTGCCAGTATAGTTGGATTTGAGACGTTGCCCGCCCAATGTTTCACGAGCATCAGTTGTGCCCCGCATAAGGTCGTTGATGCCAGTAAGACGATCCATTTCTTCAATTTGCTTTTGCTTAAGCATCATCAATTCGTTCAAAACGCCGATGATTTCCTTAAGAGGCAGGAACGACACTTGTCCAGCAATGCCACCCTTCTCAGCAAAAGCAGCCCAGTCATCAACTGGGATGAGTTCGTTTTCAACAGACTCATTCAAAAGTCGCTGGATACCCTTGGCACTCGCAGCATAGACGCCCGCTACCTTACAAGCGCGGGTAAGCATGGCAATGCGTTGGCTCAGCTCGTCAATTTGAGTGGCTTGATCCTGATACTGAATGTAATCAGCCACGGGGATAAGCGTGCCAGTAGTTTGGTTCGCAATTAGAGGACGTGGTGTTGGGAAAAATCCTTCAAGATGAAGCGGGTCATCCTTCCGATCGAGCAGGAAGTCATATGACTCTGCCACCCAATAAACCTTACGATCCTCTTTGTTCCAGATTTCAAACACTTGACCTTTGACTTCGTTCTCAGGGTTTGAGTTCTCAAACTTGTTTTTCTGTCTCTCGTCCTTTTCAAGAGGTATTGCTTTGGCAATCTCCCTGCCAAAACGCTCTTTCATTTGCTCATACGTCAGATAGACACGCTTACCTACGGCCACAACCTCAGCCCACGTGCGAGCATTTGTTGGGAAAACGAGGAAATCCTCCCAATGAATATAGTCAATAGGGGTGGACTCACGAACAACCTGACTGTTTGTTTCTTCAAGCTTGGTCTCAGCAGGATCCTCCTGTTCATCAATTTCATCATCAAGACCCGGCTCTAACGGCCCTTCACTGTCTTCCATGTCGATACTGTCTTCAGTACCGAGAGAAATACCCGTGCTAAATTCAGGCTCATAACGAACCCACACAGTGCCACGTCCCGGTAGTAAGTAATCGCTGACCGCTTGTGTCAAAGCTTCATTGAAATTACAGATTTCAATTTCATTGCGAAGGGCACGCTCAAGTATTTGAGCGGCACCACGCGCAATAGGATCCTTGTCACCGAACTTACGCTCAGCCAAAGGAAGAGGAGTTTTTCCAAAGACAGCAGGTTTCAGGATTTCAACGTTTGACCAAAGTGCATTGTATTTGCGGCGCATATCTTCATCAGACTTATTGCGCTCGTCACGATAGCGGGCTTCAATCTTTTGACCACGTTTGATGAATTGGACAAAGCCTTTGTCCTTACCCATTTTTTCAATTTGATCATTCCAGAAGGAAGCAAGACGGATTGACTCCTTGCCACCCTGAGGGCCAGCCAATGGGTCAAGTTCAACTTCGGCCATCTTGGTTCCTTCAGATGTCAGTATTCATAGCATTGACAAGCCAAATAATGAAACACACCCATCCAACCAGCCCAAGGAAGCCAGTTACCATCAATGCACCGCCCCATGGTGTCGCTTTGAAAAACGCACCAACAATAATCGCCAAAACAATTGAGACTACCGAACCCCAAACAATTACAAGACCTTGTGTGCTCATGTCAGTGAATCCTCAAATTACCTATTTTGGTGCCACGTTGTTCGCGGGCTTCAAACAAATCTTCAAGAGTAACCGTGCATTGGTCAGGATGTGTATTGAACACCTTAGGCTCACCACGGTCGGCAGACGATGCATCAGCCGGGATCATTTTGTCCAGCACTTGTCCAATTAAGCCCAAAGCGTCTACTTGGTCGTCATAACGGCCAGCATCAAACAGAAGCAATTCACGTCGGAATTCAGCAAACCAATCAGCACCGAACGGACAGTAAAGACCATTCAAAGCCATACGACCGATGATACTCTGAGCACGCATAGCTTTTGATTTGGTGGATGGAAACTGCTTGCGAGCAACATAGCAATTGCGCTCACGCATACGCTTAACAAGGAAGGGACCAACACCAGCATTGATCTGACCGGCTTCTTCAGCCCAACCTAATGGCTTCCATTTCTTGCAGAGGTCAATAAAACTTTCCACCCACTTGTCGGAAGTCACCTGTTCTCTGTACAAATCCAACACATACATATTGTTTTTACTATCGAGACCGATGACAATATGCACGGTATAATTCTCACGACCGTCAGTAACCGCATAATCACTAGCTCCATAGACGTTAAGGTCACCGGGCTCCATGCCTTGAGGCATCCCAGTGCGTGGGTCCTTCTCATAGACTTTCAGCCACTCACCTTTGAAGAGCACGCCACTGTCAGGGGCGGGTCGTTGCTGATAAAGCGATGACCATGTGCGAGGATTGCGCTTGAATGGGGCAAACATTTCTGGTGTGAACCACTCAGGCCATAAAATATCACCCTTCTTTCGTCCGAGGATATCGTCATCACGTTCACACTCTGCTGGCAAGCAGACGACGAACCATTCATTTCCATCTCGGCACTGTATGAGCCCACTTTCACCGTTGTAATTCTCGGGAAGGATCCGACCAGCCACATCGTCTTCATGCCAGCGTGTGGTAATACCAATTTCCCAAGCTCGGGGTTTCTTACGGGTTAGGAGATCGTCAACATAAGCCTCCCATGTTTTTTGCCTGACCACAGGTGAGTCCGCCTGTTCACGGCCTTTAATCAAATCGTCCCAAATAACACCATCAGCACGGTTACCAGTGATACCAGTCAGGATACCGGCTGCCATCCACTCACTGCCATTTGCAAGCGCCCATTCATCAGCCGCTTTGCTGTCCTCAGACAATACGGTGTCAAAAATGCGATTGTAGATTGGCTGTTGTGTAATGGAACGGGCACGACGGCCGAACTTACGTGGAAGTTCACTGCCGTAACTTGCTACGATGATATTAGTGCTTCTAAAGCGCCCCATAATGTGGGTGGGGAACACCACTGACGTATAAATAGATTTGCCGCTGCCCGGAGGCAGCAGCCCCATCAATCTTTTTATTTTTCCATCTTCAACTTGTTGAAGACAGTCAAGCCACAGAAGGTGGTGCGCTCCGAACAAATGCTTCCGTGGCTTGAACTCTTCATTCTCACCCTCCTCGCGGAGGGGGCCTGATGGAATGTTAATTAAGGATGCGTAGGTTAGCAGGTCGTTTTTTGCTCGGCTCCGCTTTTGGCGTTCGTCGAGTAAGCTCTTCAACTCGCTTGAGAGCCTGTTCAACTCGTTTTTCGAGCTGCTCGGCTGGGATATCGCTCGTTTTGCCATTGCCTACATTCGCTGTGAAACTGGTTTGCGATGCCTTACCGTAGCCACGGTCAAGGATAACGGATGAGGCTGCAATACGAGTAGCCTCAGGGGCACGCTTGTTCTTTGAAATCTCAATCAAGGTACGCATGGCAGCAGTAGCATTCTCACGAGCAAGCTGTTGAAGCTCGTGTGCTTCAAGAGCCATTGCTTGCTTCGACTGAAGTTTAAGGCGTTTACGTGTCATTGTCAGATCTCTCCAAGCTGGTTTCAATTCACGCTTATGAAACGTGGCCCGGTAACGTGATCTGCGGCAGTCACCAAACTTCCCATAGGGATTAAGAACTTTTGTAGCGGGAACCGCTCCCGCACGCAGGGCCTTCAACTGTTTCTGACTAACCACCTTATAGCCATGTGGACGGCTTATCTTTTTTCCTGCCTTGTACACATATGGAGCAGGTCTTGTAGCTAATTTAACAAACTTGATCTTATCGAACATAGTCTTATCCAAAGTCAGGTGGTTGCCAAGCAGCGATATCAGCCTCTGTCATATCGTCTATTACTGCCTCAGCCTTTGCGGCAATAAGACTGATGTCGAGCCAACTTTTATTAATGGCAAGAAAATTGTTAATGTTTTCATTATCTTCAGCAGTACGATCGTCTTCCTTCTTCAAAAGAGCTTGATCATACTGTACTGACAACAGGCGCTTCTTGCGTGGAGGAAGGATTTTATCCTTAGCCGCGCTCTCAGCCATTGAGAGACGCATGTAAATTTGTGCCTTAAGATCATCAAGGCTCAGAGGTGGAGGAGGAGGTGGGGTGATGATCTTGTAGTCAGCCACATAAGTGTCAGGCTTCCCTTTTTCTTGAACACGCTTGACGGCTGTCTCAATCAAAGGGCTAGCAGTAGGCCGTGGTTGCCCGATGGTCTTGTTAAAGGCATGGAGCTTTGCAATGTGCTTCTCAACAGCCTCGGCAAACAGCTCTTCCTGTCCACCAATATCTGAAAGATTAATTTCTACTGTCATAATCGTTCCAATCAGATTTTGGTTTTAAGACCAATCCGGTGCGCCCCAGCATTGCCACTAGAACGAAGTTTACCTTGTTGCGGTGCCCCTGATTTGGAGCCAAGCTTGGCAACAGTGATGCCTGATTTTTTGGTGGTCGGAGCTGATTTACTCGCAAACCCGGCAACGCCTGAAAGCCTGCCGGGGTTCTTGTCCACCATCTTGGGTGTCTTGTTTCCAAGTGAGCCACTTGGAACTGGCATTGTGTCTGCCATTAGCTTCTTGCTAACAGCAGGCTCATTAGAATAGTACGGAACGGTAGGTTGTGCGCGTACTTTCTTCTTCATTTCTTTTTACCAATACGATGTGCGCCAGAATTTCCACTGTTGCGAAGTTTGCCATCCCTCACACCACCACGAACGTGCCCAGTGTTTTCTTTGGCTGGGGCTGTGGGGATTTGAGCAGGGCCGCTGGGGCCGGGAGGACCTGACTTTGGCGGGGCGTTGGGTCCGACATCGTATTTTCCACCCTCTTCAGACATAGGCTTGCTCCTTGTTGTAGTGGTTGTGATTTCGTCTAGGTTTGGGGAACCCATGTCACACCTTAGAAATTTCTATGGCATAAACTCCCTTGGGGCCATCCTCAATTCTGAATTTGATTGCATCACCAGGATCAAGAACACCATTCTTTGTGGTGTTGGGAACTACGATGCCTGATTCCCTCAGTCTCTTGCTATGCAAGAATACATCTTTACCGTCATGGACGACGAAGCCGTATCCCTTTTCAGGATTGAACCACTTGACGGTGCCAGTAACGAAATCACTTTCAGCCATTTTACCCTCTGCCTAAGCATGAACTATCACTTAGATAGTTGATCTTCTGGCAGAAAGTCAAGATGGACAAGAATAGTGGAGCTGGCCACAGGATTCGAACCTGCGATGGTGTTTCCACTACGGATTACAATCCCGTTGCTTTCGGCCACTCAGCCAAGCCAGCTTAAAGAAGACTGTCTAGTTCCACTAACACTTGTTTCCACAATTCAAACGAATCATACTCTGTGGTTATCACACCACCCTCTAGTGTCAATTCAATAAAGTAACTCTGTCTGGATTCAAATTGCCAAGACTGCAAACCTACAAACTTGTTCAAAGATAAGGATAGATGCAAAACGTCATTTATCCTTATCTTAAGTTGATCAAAAGCTGTGACACCTGTGACCTTCATTTACCCTTGACTTTGTTCAGCCTCGGGTTGGCCCTATGCGCAGCCTTGGAAGCATTACGTGCTCCTGCTGCTACAATTGCGGCAGCACGACCCGGTGATACGTTCTCCTTCTTTGCTACGCTTTTGGCGACAGCTTTGAATCCCGGATGTGCTTTATTATGCTTAGCCATGTTCGTATCTACCTTTCAGGTTTGGAGGTATTTACTTCTTACAAAGTCAAAACGTGATTATGCTAACGTGACACTCAAACCCATGCAAGGTGATGCTATGCACCCCGATGAAGCCGGTGACAGGACTGCTGAAGCCTTTGACAACTTTTGTGTCTTACACAAAGGAGGAATAGTCAATGGGATGTTAGAATTTGTCATATTTGTCAATCCTCCAATAAAAGACATGTTCAACAGGACATGGTCTACACCGAGCATAACTACCAATACTGAAGCATTGAGTAGAATTGTCATGTTACTTGGCCCGAATAAAGAAGTGGTTTTTAAAATTTGGCAAGTTAAACGATATTCCTTAAAAGGAAGACTTAGGTCATTTTACATGAAACCAATAGCAGTAGTGGCTTTTGCCATCTGGTTTGTGTCAGACCTGTTAGGTTTCAATTAATGGGAATCATCACTTTTAGTGAATTGCAGCGTGCTTACTCCGCCTATAGGCGGATAACTAAAATGCCACGCAACCAAAACACTTCTCGTCAATTTTACATCTTCCTGGGAATTGAAGAAAACAATAACATTTCCTATAGGGCGTATGCTGACGGCACTGAAGTTTCAGATGAAGTGTATCAAAAAATACACTGGCTACT